TCAGCGCGACGGTAACGTGCCTTCGCGCAGCTGCAGCACCCGGGCCACAAAGTCCGCATGGCTGCCGGTGGGCTGCTGGAGCAGCGGCAGGCCTGTCGCACGGGCCGCCGCCTCCAGGGCCTGCGGCCAGGACAGGCCCTCGCCCGCCTGCACCAGCTTGCGCGCCTGGGCCCCCAGCACCAGTTCCTGCCCCCAAAAGTACACCTCGCGCGCCTGAACGTGGGACTGCATGCATTGCACGTCGGGCAGCGTGCGTGGTTCTGCGATGCCCAGCCAGATGTCGGCATACAGGAAGTCGACGGGCGGCGTGCCGGGCGCAGGCCGCCATTCCAGGGCATCGGCCTGCACCAGTTCCACCTTTTGCGCAGCCGATGCGGGCAGGCCGTCCAGCACGCGGCACTGCTCGAACAGTTCCAGTACCTCGGCGTCGCGCTCCACCACCGTGACCTTGTGCACCGTGGGCTGAAGCGCGATGTTGGCCGTGGTCCAGCCCATGCCCAGGCCCATCACGACCGTGTGCCCCTGCGCATGGCGGCACGCCAGCTCCTGGCTTTCGATTTCGAAGGGCGAGAGCGACATCCAGGTTTCCCAGCGGTCGCCAGCCCCCTTGCGCAGCAGTACGGCCGAGTCCGCCGCGACGCAGGGACCGCTGTGGTAGCCGCGGTCCAGCCCCACCCCGCCGCGCCGCATCTGCCATTGCCCCACGGCATACTCGGGGTACGCAGGCATGTACCAGGGGGATTCGAACAATGGCAGGCCCAGAGCCTGCGCCAGTGCGCCAGCCGGTGGTTGCGAAAGGAGGGGGGCGTCGGGGGATGGTGGCATGTGCATGGCAGCCATCTTAGGAACGGGCCACCACCCCGTCCAATGAATCATGGCCGTCCAGCGATGCGCCCGCAATGCAAAGCGCCCCAGCACCGTTGAAAGTACTGGGGCGTTAGCTTGTTTGGTGGCCTGGGGCGGAATCGAACCACCGACACAAGGATTTTCAATCCTCTGCACGACCTAGCAATGATGCGGGCCGGAGTGGCGAGCGTGGGAATAAATGCCGATTCCAACACTGCGCAGGTTGGAATTTAGCGGAGCCATGTTCCCGCGCTTTTCAGCTCTTGAACTGCCCGTGCAACGCCATCAGCCGCTGGGCGAGGCCCTCGGGGTCAATCCGCATGTTGCTGGGCATGCAGGTGCCGGCGCAGACGTGCTCATACCAGACGTGGTAGCCGGACAGGTCGGGCAGCGCGTGGCCGCCGGCCTCGCGGATCGCAGCGCTGATGCTGATGGTGTCGAAGGTGCCCAGCTCCTCGCGGCCGTCCATGACGTGGGTGCGGTAGTGGCCGGGCTCGACCTTCACGATGTGCAGGGATAGAAGCATGGAGCACCGATGCAGGATTTCCTGTATCGCTCAGGTGGCGCGCCGGCTGGGTGGCGGCAGGGTGATGGTGTCCACGCCATCGAGCCCCTGCGGCGCCGGTCGGATCCAGTGGATCCAGATGCCATGCATCCAGGCCCCGCAGTAGATGATGCACAGCAGGAAGATGCCCCACTGCTGGGCCGTCCAAGCCGCATAGAACCAGCCCGGCTGCCCGAGCATGCCGAAGATGCTGGCCCACCGGCGCAGGCGGTCGGTACGGGTCTGCGACAGCCAGGCCGCGAGGGCGCCGAACAGGGCAATGGTGATCTGGTCCCAGGTCATGGGCCGATTGTGCCCCACTGGATGGAATTACAGGAAGCGGGGGCGTTGTGCGCCTGCTACTCCTGCCATTCGATCATGTGTTCGGTGGAGGCCTGCCCCACCGGCTGGAGCGTGACGCGCACGCGATGAATATCGGGCTCGTTTTGAAATGGCCCCGACGGATCGTGCCAGCGCTGGGAAAGCGTGACGGTGCTCCCGGTCGAATCCGTGAAAACCATGTGCGTCAGTTCATAGTCCGAGCGCCTTGGACGTTCAACGAAACCCAGCGCTGTGGCCATCTGCACCGCCGCGCCGTCCGATTTGTCGCTCTCGCACTGGGCGAGGGTTTGGGACACCAGGCCATATGCAGCTTGCGCAGATACAGTCATTGGCTACTCCGTGCTGAAACGAACGATCAGCCCCGCTCGGGCTCGCCCTTGATGTAGGAGGTGGGCAGGCGCAGCAGTTCGTCCGCGTCCACTTGGGCGCCCAGCTCGCGCATTTTGTCGGCCACGCGGCGCAACTCCTCGGGCGCCAGGGCCAGCCGGGCGGCCATCAGGAACAGCATGTGCATGTTCACCTCGCGCGGGTCCGAGCCGCCCGTGTACTTGCGCCACTGCACGTCGCTGGACACGCTGGCGAGGTCGGCCATTTGCTTGCCGGTGTAGCCGAGCGAGTCCTTCAGGCGCTGCAGGTCGTCGGTGGTGGGGGCTTGATATTGAATCATGGCGTGAAAGCAGAAGCGGCCCCTTCGGGCCGCCTGTTTTAGCTGATCAGCTTGGTGATCGCTACCGTAGCGCCGATCACCGTAGCCATGACCATGGCGGGATACCAGTAGCGCTCACGCTGCAGCTTGGCGGTTTCGGCGTGCAGCTTGGTGGTCTCAGCCAGCAGCTTGCCGGCTTCGGCGATCAGCTTGCCCACTTCGGCTTCGACTTTTGCGGTTTCCATGGTGGTCATCTTACTTCCTTTCGGGGTTTTGGGTAGAGCCCCTTGCCCTACCACTGGAATGAATTATAGCACCAACGGTGCTATACACAATACCCCTCCAGCAAAACGCGCAAAAAAATCTTGACGCATGACTCAGGACACATATGCTGCTACGTTTTGTAACTGGAGTTCAGATGGCAACCACACCCGCATTCAAAGTCGGCGATACCGTCACCCTCAAATCTGGAGGGCCTGTAATGACGATCAGCCGTGTTCCTGGTAGCAGCCAAGCGTACTACTCCGCTGACTGGTTCGCGGGAAAGAAACTGGAACACGGAAACTTCCAGCCTGCACAGCTTGTCGCCGCGGACCCTGCGCCCCCCCTCCCTCCGCCACCCGCCCAGGCTTCGTGATGTCCCCCGATTCGGTGGCCGACTGGATGATGCGCAATCTCCTGCGAGATGGATGCATTTACCAGGAAGACGTCGTAGATATGCTGGTGAAAGCGGGGGCCGGCGATTGCCTCAAAGAAAACGCTGATGGAAATTTGGTTCTGACGCCCTCTGTACTGGCATCTTTCAAAAACCTATCACCGACGGCAGTAGTCTGGGTTCGACCTGAACGCTACTGGAGGTGGAGAGTCCCTGAAGACGAACCAGGCAGGGATGCTCGCGGTTGATGCCGCTGACTGGCGGGTTTATTTCGCGGCCTGCAGTTCGCGAAGCTCCCGCTCATACCCTTCCAGCTTGGCCCGGATGTCGCGCGCCTTCGTGTCGCACATTGTGGCGGCGGCCTGCATCTCGGCGGAAATCGAGGCCTCCCAGGTGGCACCGGCCAGGTTGTTGCGGGCGCCACCCTTCTTCGCTGCCAGGGCGGATTGCTGCTGCTGGCAGGACTGCATGTGGCTCGATAGCTCGCCGCGCGCGTTGCTGATCAGGTGAGATTCCAGATCAGTCTTGCGGCGCCACTTCTCCCCGAACGCGCCTTCCTTCTTGGCCGTGGCAGCCGGTGCAGGCGAAGCCGCTGCAGGGGCAGCACCAGAGGCTGCAGCAGCAGGCGTAGCAATCACGGGCGCGGGCGCCTGGCCGCTTGCAGGTTTCACGGTGATGGTCTCACCCTTACCCATGCAGGGCGCATCCTGGAACACGGTCTTGCCGTCGGCGCCGGTGCACTTGTTGATGGCGAACGCCGGGCCGGCGATGGCCAGGCACAGGGATGCGGACAGGACGGCGCGGATCATGGTTTCCTCCCAAAGGGCGCGAAGTGTAAATGCTCTGAAACATCTATTCTGCCGCCCCTGTGGCATCCGCGCCTCAGTCTTTTGGGTGAGCCACCGGCGCCGTGCACACCAGCAGCGCGGCGCGCAACTGCACCTCGTACCCCTCGCGCCGGTCGATCTCGGCCAGGGCCGCGCGCATCACCACCCACGGGTGAGCCCCGGGCAGCAGCAGTTCCGTGGGCATGGCGGGCCGGTCGGGCACGGGCTCGCGGCACTCGACTGGCACGGGCACCAGCACGCGCGCGGCCGGCGCGGGACTCGATGCACATCCCACCAGCGCCAGCACTGCCGCCAGCGCAAGGGCGGCGCCGGAATAATTTCTGGAATATTTTGCAGTCACTTTTGGAGTCTCCCCTGCAGCCACTCGTCGCCCATGGCCTGCATCGAGGCGCACAGGTCGGCGGGCTTGCTCGGCTGCAGGCTCAAGGTGTGGTCGGCGCGCGCCTGGTGCGTGCGCGCGGTGGTGGCGGCAGCGGCGCGGGCCGGCGCGGCGGCTGCTGCGCGCCGGGCGGCCTGGTCGTGCAGGTCCAGCACAGCGTCGCTGCAGGTGCTGGCATCGGCCCGGGCCTGGTCGCGCTGCGTGGTGGCCGTGGCCAGGCTGGCGGCGGCCTTGTCGCGGTGCTGCAGATAGGACCAGCCCAGGGCGGCATTGCCGGCCAGGCTGAGCAGCAGGATGACGGCGCCAGCGTTCATTGCGCGCCCCAGGTGCTGCACAGCGGGCGGCCATCGAACCAGCGCGTGCAGTGCATGACCTGCACCCACCGCGCGCTGTCGCGGCGCCAGAGCGTCAGCTGCAGGTCCGCCGCATCGGCCTCGGACAGTTCGCCGCGCAGCAGCTGGGCGGGCTGGCCCGGCACGGTGTTGCAGCGGTCAAAGCAGAGCCCGGGCTGCACCCAGCCATCGCGGCCGCGCCAGGCGATTTCCACGCCCGGCATGGCGTAGGCGGTGGCCATGTACTGCTGGGGTTCGGCCGCGGCGGGTGCGGTCAGGTGCAGCGCGCCTGCGAGGATCAGGATATCGATCATGCGGGGAGTCCTTTCCGGCACAGCTGCCGCTCTGCCTGTCGTCGGTTTTGCAGGCCTGGCACATACACGCCATCGGCGTAGCTCCAGTTCGGTTTGCCATCGGGCGTGCGCGCGATCAGGTCGCAGCCGGCGGCCACGTTGCCGGTGTTGATCTGGCGCACGGCCTGCGAGCCGCACGCGCCGTCCTTGCCCACGTTGACCGCGAACACGGTCAGCCCGATCAGGCGGTCGGCGTCCAGATACGACCAGTTCACGCAGGCCAGCACGGCATAGCCGTACTCCAGCAGCGTGGTCTTGTTCACCTCGCGGCACTGGTCGTCGGTCAGCTTGGTGCCGGGCACGGCGGCCCAGTCGGTGCGGCCGGCGCAGTAGGTGGGAATGCCCCTGGCCAGCTGGTCGCGATAGACCTGCAGGACGTTGCCCTCCCAGCGGTCCAGCGTGCTGTATGCGAGGGGGCTCGACAGGGCGCCCAGCAGCGCGAGCGGGATCGCCCCCTTGCGCAGCAGGGCGGCGGGCATGGCCGGCGCGCGCGGCAGGTTGATGCCCGTCATTCGTCGACTCCCAGCTCGCCGAGGTCGGTGTCGCTGTCCATGCCCTTGCGCAGGCGCGCGACACGGAGCTGGTGCTCGAGCTCGTGGCGCCTGTTGGCCTTGGCCCGGTAATACAGGTTGACCCCCAGGCCTGCGAGCGCGATCACCAGGCCTGCGATGCCGACGAAGTTGGACGCCATGAACGCGCCGATGCCGCCCACGGCCGCGCCCGCCAAGGTGGTTCCGTTGCCGGCCTTGGCCAGCCCTTCAATGGTCTCGATTTTCACAACCCCTCTCCTGTCAAACGTCAATGGAAACGATGGTCAGCGCCGGGGCCTCGCCCTCGATCACGCCATCGCGGATAAACACCTGCTGGCCCACCGTGGCGGCGCCACGCCCCTGCAGCACGCCGCCCCCGGGCAGCGTCACCGTGGCCATGTCGCCATCGACGGCGGCCACCGTGCCCACCTGCAGCGGCGCATCGGGAAACAGCTCTTGAAAAACGCGGTATGGATTGCGCATGCCGGGGCTCCTATGCGGGGTGGGTCTCGACGGTCAGCACCTGGCGCAGCGTGGGCCGCTGCCACTCCAGCGAGGTACTGCGCACCAGGCCCAGGTGCGAGGCGCCGCCGTCCACGTAGCGCACCAGGGCGCCGGGCTTGATGAGCCCCGTTTCCGACAGCACGGGCAGGCGCAGGGTGAGCAGCGCCTGCACACCCGTGTTGCTCAGTTCGGCGCGGCCACGCTGGCGCGCTGCGTCCACATGCGTGATGAGCGGGTGCGTGACCATGGGTGCCACCACGTTGCCCGCGGTGCCCAGGCGTGTGACCTCGCCCAGCACACCGGCCGCCACACCGCTGACGTGGATCCGGTTGTAGGCAGGCCGGCGCACCCACTCGGTGCCCTCGACACTCACCACGGCGCTGGGCAGCTCGAAATCCGGCGTCAGGTCGTCCCAGTCCCAGGGCGCGGCGGGATAGCGCGGCACCACGCGCACGATGGTGTCCGTGTCGTGCGGCTGGATGGTGGCGCCGCCGGCATCGGCGATGTCCCGGAGCGCGCTCATGTAGACGCCCTGGTGCGTCCACACGCCGCCCGGCACCAGCCAGTCGGTGAGCCCCCAATCCACACCCCACCCGATGGGCACGCCGTTGACCGTGAGCGCATCAAGCGCCAGCTGCTGCGCAGTGCGGTCGGTGGCGTTGCCGTGGTTGATGACCGGCGAATACGGCGCATCGAGGATCGCGGACCGGCCGCGCCCCTTCACGCTGATGGTGTCGCGCGCGAACGCACGGTCCCGCGAGTAGCCCTCGGCCACCAGGCGATACGGCTCGCCGTTGACCGTGGCCAGGATGTCCACCGGGTCGCCGTTGGACGGGGGCTGCACCAGGGGCAGCTGATGCGCCGGCATCAAGGCCGACCAGCTCCAGGTCCACGAATCGACATCCAGGGCCAGGGAGAAGGACGAGGCCTGCAGCGGCACAGCGCCATCGACGCGCAGCAGGGAAAGGCTGTTGACGGTCATGTAGACCCTCCGGACAGGCACGACGATGGCCTCGCCCGGCTCGGGCCCATGTCGTTCGCAGGTGAAGAGAAGGCGCACGGGCAGGCCGCCCACGGCCGGGGCTTGGAACAGCAGGCGCACCGGCAGGTCGGGCAGGTAGCACGGGTCCTTGTCCGGCGGCTCGGGCGGCACGATGACGCTGCGCCCCGGGCGTGGGGGCCAGGCCTCCTGATACCGGCTGCGCATGCTGCTGGTGAGCGGCACAGCGATGCCCATGCCATGGAGCCAGGACACGCCCAGGCGGTCGGCCTGCTGGTAGTGCTGGCGCACCGCAAGGGTGTGCTGCACAGCGACCTGGAAGGCCTGGCCAGCACCCACAACGATGCGCACGGCCTCCTCGAAGCGCTGGCGCACCGGCACCTGCAGGGGCACGGCCGACTGAAACCCGTTGCGCACAGGCAGCACGCCCAGGCGGATGGCTTCCTCGAAGCGCTGGCGCACAGCGCGGTGCAGCTGCTGGGTGTCCTGCCAGGCGGTGCCGGCGGCGGCATGCTCCGGGTCGGCGTCTTGCCACCCAGAGTGCATGCCGGCCGGCAGCGTGGCCGAGTCCTGCCATCCGCTGCGTGTGGCGTCCAGCTGCGTGCCGGCGTCCTGCCAGAGGCTGCGCCCGCCGCCCACGGTGGAGCGGTCCACGTTGACATCGTAGAGGGCGTCCATGCGCCCCCCCAGGCCCGACAGGGTGCCGCTGCCACGCAGTCGCACGCCCACCCGAGCCTGCATGCGCCCGCGCAGGCCGGACAGCTTGCCAGCGCCCTGCACGGTAACGGGCGGGATGGGCGGCCCGCTGCCATCCTCGCCGAAGACCAAGCGCACAGGCAGGCCCGTGATGGGCTGTTGGCCGAACTTGAGGTCGATAGATGCCACATCGCCCTCACCCGAACGTCAGCGCGCCCAGCAGCACCAGCCCGCCGGCCTGCAGCGTGGGGCTGTCGTCGCCTGGCGCGGTAGTACCGCCCACGATCACCAGGTCGCCATCGAGCTCGTGCTCGGCGTCCACGGTTTTGCCGTCGGCCACCAGCTTGCCGTCGCTGCGTTCCCATCGGCCCCATCGCGGCTTGCCGCCGGACAGCACCATGGAGCCCCCCGAGGCGGCATGCAGGGTCATCACGCCATCCGCGAGGGTTGCGCAGGGCTTGGCCAGGACGATCTCCACGATGTGTGCCCCGCCCGGGTCTGCGCCGGCCGCTGGCTGGTCGGTGGTGTAAAGCCGGATCCGCGACGGGCCGCTGGCCGCGTCGGCAAAGGCGATGGAGGCCGCGAGCTGAGCGGCGATGTGATCGGTGCCGAGCGCCCACGTCATGCCATCAGCTCCGGCGTGAGGTTGTCGGCGATGGTGGCGCGGTAGTCGTGCGTGTGGTCGAACGCCTCGACCTTGTAGACATAGGCCGCATTGATGTGTTTGAACTCCCATTGGCCCGCTGCATTGCTCCACTGCTCGGCCACGGTCAGCCCGTCGCGCTCACGCTGCAGGCGGACCTTGCACACCTTGGGGAAGTCGGGGGAGCCGTCCACTTCGGTGGTGCCGTAGAGGCGCCCGTTTCCGTGGAACTCAATGTCATAGCCAAAGCCCATCGCCGGCGCCTTCACGGTCGGCGGATCCATTGGGAGAACGGGCGGGACATAGGCGGCAACCAAGGCAGCGCTTTGGACAAGCAATGGCAGGGTGCCGGGGTTGGTCGCAGCGGCCGGCGGCGTGAAGTTCGCCGTCCAAACGGGTTTGCCCTTGTAAATCACCAACTCATCAAGGTTGGCGTTCAAGGGGCCGTTGGGTCCCGCCCCGCCATACCAGTAGCCGCCTAGCGTCAACGGCCGCCCTGTTGCCGACACGTTCAGCGCCGCCGCACTGTTCAACGTGGCATCCAAAACACCGTTGACGAAAATGCGGATAACGCCCGACGCGCGGGTCACCGCAATGTGATACCAGACCCCTGTGGTGATGGTAGTTGCGCCGAAGAGGTCGAGCGTGTTCTCGCTCCAGAATTCAATTTTCGCGCCAGTCAGGTAGATCCCATATCCACCCGTACGCGGGCCCTCGTTCGCCGCGAGCAGGCAGGGGGCGTTGCCGGAGGGAGTGGTGGAGTTGAAGCGCGCACGCAGGGCGATGCAGAAATCTCCAGTCCCGAAGCTGAGTGACTCTGGCGCCGAGTTTGTGGCGCCGATCTGCATGTACGTCCCTGCAACGAACAGGCCAGAAGACCCGCCAAACACAGACTGGGCATTGCTGTATACGGCAGTGGCCGCCGGGGCATAGAAGTTCTGCAGGCTGCTGTCCACAGCTCCCGTCATGGGCGTACCATTGTTGCCGTCAAAGTGCAGCAGCAGCACCAGGCCGGTGTCCAGGGAGCACGCTGCCCCGACCGTGCTAGCCCCTGGCCATGGGATCGTGCCCACCGTTCCCAGCGGCGCCCAGTCCGTGCCGCTCCAGCACTGCAGATCGAACTGCGCGATGAATTCGTTTTTCAGCGGGCCCGATCCGAACCGCGCATCCGTAAGTTCAAT